ATAACGCAAAAACAACGTTAGAAGCAGCTCAGCAACTAACAAAACAAGGGTACGCAACAGACCCTGCCTACGCAACAAAGCTAATAACCCTTGTCCAGCGTCAACAGCCGAAGCAGGAGGTCCAGCAAACGGGAAAGTTGCTCAAGGTACCTTACGAGTACCAACTAGACAATGGACCCACTGGGTATCGGGAGTGTTTCAGCTCTAGCTGCGCCATGGTGGCTAGCTACTACGGCAAGATCAAAGGTGATGATGCGTATAACAAGCTCAGGGCTCGCTTTGGGGACTCTACAAGCGTCGATGCTCAGCTCAAAGCTCTTCGGTACCTTGGACTAGACCCTAAATTCATCCAGAACGGCACCCCAGAGCTTCTCAAAGGCGAGATAGACGCTGGTAGGCCTGTAGTAGTCGGATGGCTTCACAAGGGCCCTGTAAGCGCTCCTAGCGGCTCTGGGCACTACAGTGTGGTCATTGGCTATACAGAAGGTGCTTGGATACATCACGACCCTAATGGTGAGGCCGATATGGTCCGTGGAGGATATGTCAACCACACGAAGGGTAAAGGCGTGGCTTATAGCCAAAAGAACTGGAATAAAAGGTGGCTTGTTGAAGGTCCTGGGTCGGGTTGGGCTATCTTGATCAAGAAACCGTCCTGATTATTCCTATGGACTTCTCTGATCCTTCAGTACAAGCAGCTCTTTGGCTGAGTGCTTTTGCTGCTTCTGAAATTATTGGTGTTTCTAAATTGAAAGAAAACAGCCTCGTACAATTGGGGTTGAAACTGTTCCGAGTTATCTATGGCAGCCGCTCCAAAAAAGTCTCTAAATAAGACTGAGGGTCTGGCTTCAGAGGACGATCTGTTTAGTCTTCACCGTCTGGTGGCTACCAAACTGATTGATCAACTGAACCGTGATGACGTTAAAGCGTCTGACCTCGCTAACGCTATTAAATTCCTAAAAGACCAAGGTATTACTGCTCTTAACGGCGGTGATGTTTCTGCTATTTCTGAGATGATTTCTGCACTGCCAGAAGTCGATCTGAAGAAAGTTCGGTCTTATATTAGTGCTTAGGAATTAACCCTTCCTATATGTACAAAGCAGAGCCCTCGGTATGGTGATTCGTTCGCCATCCGGGGGCTTTGTCTATTTGACACCAGAGGCTGCTATGGCGAATCTTCAAGCCCTCCAGCGTCGTGAAGCGGTTAAACAATGGAGACAATCAATTAAAGAAGCTTTTGGTTGTAAATGTGCCTACTGCGGTGTCAAAAGCGAACAACTAACTCTTGATCACATCCATCCCAAAACCAAAGGTGGTGAGGATTTAGCCACCAACATTGTGCCTGCTTGTCAGCGTTGTAACCACGAAAAAGGTAGTTCTCACTGGAAAATGTGGTTTCAAAGCCGTCCTGACTATTGTGAGGAGCGCGAAGCGGTTATCAACCAATGGATGAGTTACCACCTATGCCCAGTTTCGATCTCTCCATAGAGCAGCAGCTAAGGCTGGAGCGAGTCAGGCGGGATATTCCAAACGCTTCTAGGGAGGACCTAGAAAAGATGCTGTTTGAGTTCATGAAAATGAATGTTGTCCTGCAGAATAACTTGAGCCAAGTTTTCAAGTGGGCAAGTAAATCCAATGCCAAGAGCCAGCAGCCAGACTGAAAAGATTATTCAAGAAGCAGCAGCTTCGTTTCCTGTCTTTGCTACCTACCTCTGGGACTACCTAAAACTCCCTAGCCCCACCCCAGTTCAGTATCAGGTTGCTGACTACCTGCAGACCGGTCCTAACCGCCGGATCATCATGGCGTACAGGGGTTGCGGTAAGAGCTTCCTGACGGCTGGCTATGTGCTGTGGAGGCTACGCCGAGATCCAAACTGTAAGGTGTTGGTGATCTCTGCAGCTCAGGACCGTGCAGATGCGTTCTCCGTCTTTTGTCATGACCTGCTCCGAAACTGGTTCATGGTCAAAGACCTGTTCCCTAGCGACACCCAACGGTTCTCAAAAGTTGCTTTTGACGTTTACGGAGCGAAACCAGACCAGTCTCCTTCGGTACGTTCCAGCGGCATTTTTGGTCAGATTACTGGCTCACGCGCTGATCTCATCGTTGCTGACGACGTTGAAACACCTCAGTCCTGCGAAACCCAATTGATCCGGGACAAGCTTCGGGAATCAATCAAAGAGTTTGACTCCGTTATTAAGCCCGGTGGGGAGATCGTGTTCCTTGGAACTCCTCACACCCAAGACAGCGTTTACGCAAAGCTTGAGGTTTCTGGCTACCAAGTCAGGATCTGGCCTGCCCTGTACCCCACTAACAAGAAGTTCAAGGACTACTACGGCGACCGTCTGGCACCAAAAATCAAAGCAGACCTAGAAGCCAACAAAGACCTCGCAGGGCACCCTGTAGACCCCAAACGTTTTGACTGGGAAGAATTGGAAGCTAGACAGCTTTCCATTGGCCGTAGCACGTTCAACCTCCAGTTCCTTCTTGACATCAGCCTGAGCGATGAGGAGAAGTTTCCTCTCAAGCTCAGAGACCTCTGTGTGTTCCGCTTAAACCGTGAACAAGGCCCTAACAAAGTCGTATGGCTGGCTAATGGCGATAAAGCCCTTGATCTGCCCTCAGTGGGCCTTCATGGTGATCTTTTCTACAAACCGGCTCAGATAGGGGATGAGTTTCTTGAATACACCGGGGTTGTCATGGCTGTTGACCCCTCTGGACGCGGCACTGACGAGCTTGGCTATTCGGTAGTTGCATACTTGAACGGCAACCTTTTCCTTCTCGCTAGCGGTGGCCTTCGGGGTGGCTACAGCGAACCGAACCTCAAGAAGCTTGCCCTCATCGCTAAGGAGTACAAGGTCAAGCAAATAATTGTTGAAAGCAACCTCGGCCTCGGGATGTTCTCTGAGCTTCTCAAGCGCTACCTCGGCACGATTTACCCCTGCAGCGTTGAAGAGGTCCGACACACAAAGCAAAAGGAACTCCGCATTATCGACACCTTGGAGCCTGTCCTTAACCAACACCGGCTCATGGTCGACACGGATGTAATCCTTCAAGACCTCGCCTCTACGGAGAGCTACCCAAGCGAAACTAGAAGCCAGTACCAACTGTTCTTTCAGCTCACTCGGATTACCAAAGAGAAAAACAGCCTCAGACATGACGACAGGTTGGATGCTCTGGCTATGGCCGTTCAGTACTTTACGGAGTCCATGGCTCAAACAGAACAGAAAGCTATGCAGGCTCGTGAATCGGCACAGTGGGAGCTAGAGCGTCGGTTCATCCAAGGAGAAGGGGGGTTGAAGATCGACGCCATTGGTTACGCAACAAGCCTTGAGGACCTTGAGAAGGCCCTTACAGCGTCCTCAGGTGGCGCTAATTGGCTCAGTGAGCTCTAGGAGGCCCTAGAAGGCCTTAGAAGACCTTTTGGCTACCCTGACACCTAAAACGTCTTAGAGTGGCCTTACAGGGGTTTCTAGGGGCCTCTGAGTGGGCTTACGGTAAAACCACTAAGACAGACCCCTGTGGGACATACGCTCGTAGAAAGGAGTGGTCTTGACAGCCGTGATTAGAGTGTATTTAAAAGTAATTAAAGAGGCTCTTTAAGTGGGTACTTAAAGAGTCTTTTTTAAAGGGTCTTTTACTGTCTCCCTTTTAAGACCTTCTTAAGACACTTATTAAAGAGGTCTTAGAGGTACCACTTAGAGGCCACTTAGAGCTACCTTTAAGTGCCTCTTTAAGTACCAATTAAAATGCCTAGTGTCTCTTTGGTCACTGTGACACCAGATGCAGAGGAACTCCTGGTGTATATGGCAAGAGTCAGTAACCCAGCTAATCAAGTCACTGGTAAGGGATCTGAACGACTTATCCAATACCTGATTGACCACAAGCATTGGTCTCCCTTTGAGATGGTCCACATGGTCCTGGAGATCAACACCACTAGGTCTATTGCTGCTCAAATCCTGAGGCATAGGTCTTTCTCGTTCCAAGAGTTCTCTCAGCGGTATGCAGATACAGAACTGATTGGTTATGCCAAACCTCCTCACCTCAGACGACAAGATCAAAGCAACAGGCAGAACAGTATTGATGATTTAACTGCTGATAAAACTCAGATTTTTTACCGAAGGATTAACCAGCACTTTGAAGAGGCTCAAGACCTGTACCGAGAAATGGTCTCAGTAGGGGTAGCCAAGGAGTGTGCTCGTGATGTTCTACCCCTAGCCACTCCAACTAGGATGTATATGGCTGGTACAGCTCGTTCTTTTTTACATTATATTGAGCTAAGAACTGGAAACGGTACTCAACTGGAGCACAAACTAATTGCAGAAGAAATTAAAGCAATCTTTTGCAAAGAGTTTCCAGCTACATCAACAGCTATGAATTGGAAACAATGAAATTTTGCAAATACTGCTCTATTGAACAATCTTTAGAGCAGTTTTCTCCTCACCCTCATACCAAAGATCGTTTAAATAACAAGTGCAAAACTTGTGTAAATAATTACAATAAGAACCGTTGGCGTCAAATGTCAGACGTTGAACGACAAGTGTTGTACGCAAAAAAGCGACAAAACTTAAACAGATTAGTTACTGATCGAAATAAAACGTTAAAACGCAAATACGGCATTACGGTTGAGCATTATGAGCAAATGTTTAAGCATCAAAATGGTGTTTGTAAAATTTGCAAAAGTTTAGACCCTTCTGGCCGTAGATTGGCTGTAGATCACTGCCATACAACAGGTGCAGTAAGAGGTTTGCTTTGTCCTGGCTGCAATACAGCTTTAGGTCGTATTGAGCAGTATCTCAAAAACAAAGCTCCTTGGGATGAATACTTAAATGACGCAGCGTAACTACCGACAGGAATACGACAACTACCACTCAAAACCCGAACAACGGGCTAATAGGTCCAGTCGTAACAAAGCTCGTCGCAAGATGGCTAAAGCTGGCTACAAGTTGAACGGTAGGGACGTAGATCACAAAGACGGTAACCCTCGTAATAACAGCCCCTCAAACCTTCGGATACAGAGTCCGAGTGCTAATAGGGCTAGGAATAAGTAGAGAGGGGTTGTAGGGGGTTCTAGAGGGGTCTCAGGAGGTTTTAGAGGGTCTTAAGGGGCCCTCTTTTTTTTTTATTGGTACCCAAAAGGTTTTGCTTCGGATTTTTGAGCCCTAGTTAGCGATCTGCCCCGCCGCCAGACCCCCCTCCAGGG